TACAAAAAACTACAACTCAGTACAAGTCAGAACTACAACTCAGTACAAACAAGAATAACAAAGAGATTAACAAAGATAATAGGGAATTAAAAAGTAGTGCAAAAGAACGCATTAGAAAAGCTCGAGAAATTGGGAGTTGGTCATTACTAAAAGCTTAATAAAAGAAAAACCCCTAGTTTCCTAGAGGTCTTCTTTGCCATGAAAGATCAGATCTTAAACGTCTTTGAGACCATGATCGTAGCTTTTTGACTATTCAATCATACCATGAATAGTATATTTAAACAATTAGGCTTTACGGTGACTACACCCTACCATATCGTTCAGCTAGTTTGTGTATCGGGTCATACCGCTCAGGTGTAATATTCAGAACATGGCAAGCAACTATAGCTGTTAAGCCAAGTGCTAGCAGTTTGCCAGTATCATTTTCTATCAAGCGATCTGCGGCGCTGCTCATTGTTTCTTTAGCTAAGTAATCAAACAAAACGACCCCAACAGTAACAGCCACCCAACCTAATGTGCCTTGATGCTCGTTTAGCAATGGATGTCTACTGATCTCCATCTATTGCTTCCAACTGTTCTATGGCGTTAAGATCGATCAATATATCCAATAGCCAGTCGATGCGCCCCCATGATTCTCTACGTACAACATTGCCTGCCTGACTGTCGCAAGCAATCGCATGTTCAGCATTTAAGTGCTGATAAACTTCGTATCGTGTCATTACGTCGGCTTCAGTTTCCATCATCAACCCTTTCCACCATCCCACTTAATATGAATGGTATTTGTAACTCAAAGTTGCGAGCGATTCGACCAGCATTTACGCCCATGCCAATATCCCTAGTGGTTTCTGCGACATTATGAATGTAATCGTTAATGTCTAGAAAACGATCATATGTATTCGTAGCCTGATCTTGCTCGTATATGTGCATACGAATCAAATACATCAAGTTACCGACAGGCTTTGGCGCTAACGGTACCTGCGCGTGTAGGCTCTCTTTGCCGTCATTGTGAAACGTCTTTAATATAGGCACCACTAATCCACTCAGATTTACAAACTGACGTTCATTACATGAGTTCATTCTACACTGAGGGATTACGTGGTGTTTATCGACATGACTTTTAGCATATAGGTTACCCTCCATGTCGCGAAACATGAGGGCTTCCATGATTAAGCCTCTCTGATTTCGCGGAGTGCTATTGAGCCAAGTTGTAATTCTTCTTGATTATATACCTCTATTGCTTCACCGTCTTGCGGTTCAACAGGCGTTGGTTCTATGCTAGATAGCATATTCTCAGCACCATGTATCCTACGGTGTTCGCTAGGGTAGGCAATCTCTGCGTTAATGTGCCTGAATAGCCACATTACTTTACTTTAGTGTTAAACGCTGCCATTGCAGTAACCACGGCTACTTCAGCTGACCATAGCGCTAGTTCTAACTCGCCGATTATTTCTTTGGCGAATAAGTAAGCCACGACTGGCGTGCCTAGTGCTGTTAAAACATAGAGTGCTAGACGAACTCTTGGGGGTAAATTAACTTGCATATTATCTCCTGACAATAAATATTACGAGTGCTATTATTCCTACAATGACGAGTACAGTTGTTAAACTACTCATTTTATTCCTTTCACAAAATTAGTTACTTTAGTTACAAAGGTTGCGACCTTGCCTTTTTCTTCGATGGTGCGCTTGCGGTAATGTAGCGCTCTTTTATACCAGTGTTTTGCTGATTTTCCTTTATACATATCGTTCTCTTTCTTTAATATTTGCCCTCGCTTAACGGTAATATTGCTTAAATGAAAGTATGAATACACTTGACCGCTGCCGTTTTCAAGCCTGACATATTTGCCAATCATACTGTTGTTGCCAGTCTCTATGACTTTGACTGGTGCTTTAAGTGTAAAGCCAGTGTTTAGAGGGTTGACTACTTTGCCACCAGATACTTTTTGTATATGCAGATGTGGTCCAGTAGATTTACCTGTGCTGCCTGCTAGGCCGATCGTTGCTCCATTAACAATGACAGGCGTTCCTGTTGGCATTGCACGATCTGCGCCGAGGTGTGGACGGCTAGGACTATATGGGTTAGTAGTAGCACCGTACTTAAATGTGATGGGATAATCTTTAGCTTGCTTCATACTTTAATTATACACCCTATGACAAAGCTAATGCTAATAAATGTACCTTGACTATAACTCATATCACTCCTTATTTTGAATAATTTGATGCTCAACAGTTTGTTCTCGAACTTCTTGAGTCGTTGAGTTTTTAGCTAATACTTTGGCAGTCGTGGCGGCTGTTTGCGTGATCTCAGTTGAGATTTTTGTAAGCTTCTGGATAACTTCATTGTGGAACTCATTATCTCTACCATTGCGTTGGCGTAGATATTCATCTGCTGACCTTGTAGCTTGTGTGTTTAGTTCCGTTGCAGTAACTAACCTATCCATTACAGGCATGAACGCTGTAAATAAATACTTAATTATCCAGATTAAAGCCCCAACAACCGTGGCTAGTATACCCACGATTGATATTATTATAGCTGAATCTATCATGCTACTGGTTCCGCCCATATTTTTGCTTGCGGCTCTTTCGGTGGGCGAGTAGATAGCTCAACATTAGCTATATTTTTTCGTGTAATCTCATAGCCGTTTTTTTCTAAAAACTCAAGCCTATCAGGGTAATTAATGTGCAGCTTTACCGGATGTTCCATTTCGTCAAACTCTGCCTCAGTAAGCTCTTTATCAGCTTTCATGGTAGGCACTACATAACCTTTTTCTCTTTCCCACACCTCTAATTTTTTTGTATCAGACATCTTTTGACTCCTTTAAGTTGTAGCTATTAACCAACCGCTAAAGTATGTTTCTGCAGTGCCGTTTGTAATCGCTGCCGCTGCCACATCATACCTAACATAAAAGTCTATTGTATCACCAGCCACAAGGGTTGCTGTATCGGCAAAGACAGGGCGCGAAAAGCCAGTCATCGAGTATTGAGACCCTTGAGAATAGACCACACCGTTTTTATTCATCTGAGTAATTGCTAGACCTCCTGAAGTACCTGTACCTGAACGCGCAGCACCACAAAAAGCATATATCCCATTAACCGGCACTGTGTACCTATAGTTTGTAACAGCATCCCAATTATTATTTGTATCATAGCTCTCGGCATTAAATGTAATTTTTGTAAAAACCCCATTCACATGGTTACAAACTTGGTTCAGATAAACCCTAAATGCGTATGGGTTGGTCCACTTAGCTGGCTCAACTGCTCCATCCTTTAAAGTCCCGTCTTGATCTAAAGATGTTAGGAGTGTGTCGATAAGGCGATTGTGATTGTAGCTTGATACTAAAATGTATACACGTGTCGTTGATCCAGCGGAATAGTTTCTGTTTGCGTCACCACCTGCATAAACCATGTTTGTGATTTGGGTTGCGCCCGCTACGACACCTCGGAAAATGTTATAAGTTCCTGTGACACGAACGTACTCACCGTTTACTAATTCAACCTCATCAATAGCGAATACTACGCCAGTATCTGTCGGCCAGTTAGAAGTCGAACCTACGTTAATTGATGTACCGGCGATTGTATACCCCGGTGCAGACAAAGTAGTCGCTGTGCTTAATCCTACTTTCATAAATCCGTCTGTGTTTAATGCTGGCATTTTATGCTCCTGTTTTTAGTGTTAATTGATCTAGTGCTTGACCTCTGGTATTTACGGCACTCAGTAAATAATCAGTACCTATTGAATTTGAGGTAACTTCCCAATCAAGTTGAGCAAGAAGTCCTCTCGGTTTAATTCTCAACACGGCAACACTAGAACCAAAAGTATTTACTTCGCCCGGATCTTCGTCGTATTGGTGTTGGTCGTATTGCCAAATGTCATAGCCTGTTGGTGTGGTTGTTACGCTAAACGAATCACTACCAACTGTTTGTTCAACAGCTCGTCGAGAAAGTCCAGTTGCGTTTACTTGAATAGCGCCTTTCGGGAATAAAAACTTGTAGTATTGGCTTTGAATGACACCGAGGTTTAAACCATCTTCGTCCCAAACAAGAGACTCAAAGGCAAGACGGCTTGTAAAAGCTACGTCATTATCTTGGTGAAACTGTGCACCAGCTCTTGTAAATTCTAGTATTACATTATTTACTAATACACAATGATGGGTGAATCCGGCGTTATCTTCATACAGCCACATATCTTTTACTGCCATCGGCCAGCGAAGTACCCAGAGATTTCGTCTTGCTAAATCCATATACCAGATTTCATTGTTCTCAGTTGTTCCAACGGGTAGTGCAAAGTAAAGACGATCACGGTAAGCAAGTCCAACAGCTTTATGAAGGCTATCAAGATTCAAGCGTAATAGATCCGGTTCAATAACTTGAGAGATAGTATTAGTCGTTAGAATGTTAACGATATTCTGTGAAGTACCAGTTGACTTAAATTCTGTACCAGTAGGATAGTACAATGAATCACCCTCTTTAATAGTGGCACGAGGTGAATATGTGCCAGATTGTCCGTTGGCTTCGTATACGTTTGGATAGACGATAATCTGATCCCCTACTGTGAGAGAGTCAAAACTTACGTGATATAGCTTTCCTCTACCGGCTGCACCACGAGCGGAAACAGTAATAACTGGATCGCCCTTACCATTACGGAAACCGTCAACATAGTTAAGTTGAGTATCACCCGCTATGTCAATACCTACATAACCACCACCATTATAGGGTGAGAAATCGCCAGTTCCAGGAGCTGAGTAATAAAGATAGTTGTCGGCTGTAATACCGAATATTTGAGAGTTTTTAGTATCTGTGTACATCCATGTGAATACCGCGCCTTGAGTAGAGTTGCCGTCTGGCGCAAGTTTAAAGGTGTTTACCGCTAATGTACCGTAATCTACAAATGTATTTGTGGTGTTGCCAGACACGGTATAAAGCTCGAAACAGTTGCCCGCTTCGTCACCGTAATACACCGTATAGCTTGTTGCGTTGGTGACTGCCGACCATGTAACAGTTATAAAATCAGTGTTTTCTACCCAACTTTCACGAACTTTACCAGAGGTAACAGTTCCAGCGGTTGAGGCGATTGATTCACCTACTTCATTATTGGCAGATATACGGTAGAAATGAGGAAATGTTGCACCAGCCATACCTGTTTTAACGGGTGTAGGAGCGCCAGGAGTAGCCAGCGAAGTATAAGTATGGATAGTATCAGCCGCAAGATTAACATAAGACAAGTTATCAACTCCGTTATAAACGTATAATCTTCCTTTACTCTGTACGCCCATCATCCACGCTTCATCATCGTAACTACCGCCAATAGTACTAATTGCGCCACCATCTGTCTGTTTATAGATTTTACCAGTACCAGCGTCATCCATTGCCCAGTAAATACTACGCATACTGTTATAGCGCACCATAGCACGTCCAATGACTGTTCGAGAAGGCTGTACACCGTATTTAACTGTAGGTGGTCGTGGTCGCGGGATAGAATCCTGCACGATCTCCATATTTGTCATATCAGAGAGTGACGTAAGAGGTCGACGAGAGTTGTCGATTGTAGAGATGTAAGCTTTATCCCACTTGTTCTGGTGGATGTTAATCTCTTTACGTGCTTTGCGTTTATTTCGCTGGCCACTAACTTGATAAGCCATAATTAACGTCTCGTTGGTGAGTTAATTCGATGGCCCGTGTAAGGAATTCGTCGCGGATTACTAAACGTACCAGCACGGTTCTGAGCAACCATAGCTCTGTATAGCGCATTAGCTTTTTCGTTTAAGCCTGAAGATTTGTCTTCATACACAAGGTCGTTAAATGCAATCTCTGAAGCCACACTCATGACACCCCAGTTTGGGTCAGGGAATGGCAATAAGTCAGTTGCAGCAGTTAAGTCGTTAGGAAGGTAATAACCTGGTACTGATAGTGTTCCACCAACTAGATTATTGGTTGCTGCAATGGTATCTATAAATGTAATAACTTTAGGATTAAGTCCAGTGATGTAAACCGCGCCGTTAAAATCGTTACGTTCTTGTGGTTTTAAAAAGCTTTGATAATGAATGTCGCTAGTAGTTGTAACAATAGCCTGATCGCTTGGTGCTAGGAATGATCGGTGTAAATTATAAGATTGCACACCTGTAGCAATAATAGTTGCATGTGTAAAGGTTAAAGCAGAAGCAGTGGTGCTAAATGCTACGGTTACGGTTAAAGAGGTGTTGCTTGAAATAGTTGCAATAGTACGAACAGTCTCGCCGCTTACCACAATAGTATCGCCAACACGGTAATCGCTAAAGTAAGTGCTTGTACCTGTTAAGGTTGTAGTTCCAGCAGTAGCAACAGTACCAGGCTCATTCGGAGAAGTCGCTGAAAAGGATTCTTGCCACTTTGTACGGGTATCACGGTAAAGCTCATCCTTTTTAGAATTAAGCACTGATAGCCACTGTACGGCTTCTTCATCACCAAAGGTAGGGGCTAAATCGTCTGTGCCTCGGAGGGCATAAGAAGTTTTAATTAAAAAACTGGCAACGTCCATCGTATATCCTTAATCGGGTTCGACGATGCGGTTAGCCGTTTATACACACTATTATACATCAAAACCTTAAGCTTTTCTAGGTTTCTTTATTACTGCATCTTCTACAAGTTGGCGCAAACTCTTACTACTAGATTGCATCGAGCCAACATTTCCGAAACCGTATTGTTTAAAGTCATCGAGAGAACGACCATCTGAACGACTGCCTGATCCACCACCACGCGCATATCCACCCTTGCCAGAGCCTTTTGCAGAATACTTGTTATCGGACTCTTCTCGTTTAATTTTAGGTAAGCCAAGTTTCTTACGTTCTCTATCAGTCCATTTGTTTTGTTTATCCCATTGTCCAGTGATTTGTTCCCATATAGCAGGGTTGTTTCGTATAAAGCTACTACGTTCACCCGTGCCAGAAGGTAGTTTAAAGTAGTGATCCATGTGTTTTCGTACATCAGCTTTAGTTTCTGGGTAGGGGTTAGTGTCTTTAATATCAGCAAAACCACGTGCTTCGGTGTACTTACCTTTAGACTTGTAGTATTTATCTTGTTTGTTTCGGAAGTCCTGATACCAGGGCTTATCATATAGAGTGTTAAATCCCTCATCTTTAGAGCCAGGAAGTTTAAGTTTCTTAGCTAAGATAATATCACGTCTAGCTTTGTTTAAGTTAAACACGGGGTCAACAGGTCGTTTGTCGTACTTATTCTGCATTCTAGCGTATTTTTCTTCGGCTTTAAATAGTGCAGGATTTTGTAACAATTCTCCAGCATTTTTATACTTATACCAGGGGTCTTCAGTAAACTCTTTCATCAGACCTGATCTAGTCTGGTTGCTCTTATGCCGAGTTTCAAAGGATTTGCGAGTTGTATCATCAAGAGTTGCTTTGAACTTATCGACTTCACCAAAGAAGCCAAACATCTTATCAGTCTTACGTTTTTCTTTTGATTCTTCAGCGCCGAACTTTTGAGCACGAACACCTAGTAAACGCCATGCTGCTTGACCAACAGACTTCTTGCTCCCAGAGGTGTTGAACCCTGTTCTACCGAGGAAGTCTACATTTTTCTGAGAAGGGTCGTATTTAGATCCATCGGCAGCTTGTTCGTTGCGTTTATTCTGGTTAACCGCTGAGAGGATGTCACCAACTTCATTAACTGGATATGGTGCGTAACTTCTAACACCATATTGTAGACGATTTCTCCATTTGTCTTTTTCAGAGAGTTTATCGTCTGGGAATAATTCTTTACCTTTGCGAACACCGTCAGGGTCAGATACTGATTTACCGCGCCAATCTACATCACCAACAGCGCTGATTACAGGGCCAATAAGAGGATCTGTAGCAGCCTTCTTGACAATCTCTTCCTTGCTAAGGTTGCTCGGTATATTAACCGGTGCAAGACGAGACAGGTTATCGGCAAGGCTATTACCGTCAATATCTTGTCTCATATAGAGAGGGGTAAAACGAGCAGCATCAACAGCGCCATAAGGAGTTTGGAACTCAGTAGATACGTTAGTGAATGGTATCTTAGGCGCTCCAGCACGATCTTCACGTGTTTTCTTGTCTTCAACGGTTTCGCCTGAAAGACTACTTAAACCATTACCCAGTGCAGCTATACCAGCAATCATTGCACCTAGTCGAAGAGGATGATCAATAGCAGCGTTCTTTAGAATACTAGTATAAAGATCGCCCTGGAAACGTACAAAAGCGTTACCAAAGATCGGCATCTTTGCAGCCATATCGTAACCATGTCCAACACGTGAGTAATCTTGGAAACCCTTGCGTGTTTTAGCTATCGCTTCGTTGACCGAAAGACCACGGTTAACGTGTGACTTTAATGCCGCAAGTTTAGCAATATCATCGGCTTGACCATATCTCAGTGAAAGTTTGCCATCAATCTCACGTGGAGCATCTTTTGTTTTGTCCCATAATCCACTAGTGTTTCTATCGAGATCCTGAAAAAACGCCTTGTCTTTGTCGAATATGTTTTTATCAGTACGGACAATATCATTACCAATTAAGCCTTGTCGTTGAGCAGCTAGTGCAAGAGGGTCATCGTTTTTCAATGCTTTACTAGCCCAGAACTTGTTATTCTGGTAAGTGGCAGGGTTGATTCCGTTTAAGTATGCAAAGAAGTAGCTTGTCGTAACGTTACCAGCCCTGACAACAGGGTTATATATAGTAAGCATCTTTTTACGCATTCTACGTAGAGGGTTGCCGTCATACAGATCCAAGAGGTTATTCATAGCATTCATGCCCTCGCCCATTGCGCGGAAACCTTCTATGTTCTCGAATACGTCTTGGCGTACATATTTACCGGACCAGTTAGCCATACGGTTTTGAGGTGTGACCTTTACAAAACCACCCTTAGGTGTCGCTGATACATAGCCCTTGCCCTCGGCTGTCATCATGTAAGTTAGTAACGCTTCGTTCTGGCGTACTTGCCTAGCACGTATAACAGCTAACTTGACAGGATCACGGATAAGTTTTTGCCTAAGTGCATCGTTCATTTCAACACGGCTCTTGTACATGCCAAGGTGAAGCCCTCGCTTATCAGGCATTTCAAGTAAGTCGGCTACGTCTTCTGAAGAGGCTATATCACGGTATAGACGTGCAATATATCGTCCACCCCTGTTAGATTCCCATTTCTTTTTACTAATAAAGCCTGTTCGGTATGAGGTATCGTTAATAGCATCACCAAGATCGCGAAGCATGTTTACGGCTTGTTTCTCGTTGTCGGAAAGATCAGCAAACTTTACGGCTGCCCCAGATCCTTCTGGGTCGAGGACTGCATGTACGCGAGCGCGAGAAGTTTCATCACCTAATAAATCATAGGCTTGTTTACCTACTTTAAGAAGTGACGAATCAGCATAAGAATTATCACCTGCATATTTTTGTGCAGCTTTGATCATATCCGGGTCTTGACCAGCGTTCTTGTTGATGTACTGTACAACGCGGTTTATCCTGCGAGCAACTCTACCGCCACGAGATAGTTTTTCTAAGCCCTTAGCAAGTTTGTCGTGTGCAATTCGAGTAACGTTTAAGCTTCTTACTTTTTCTCGTGCAGCCTGTACTTTACCGAGTGTTTCATATTTAGGACTAGAGACATCCAAAGCCGCATCATCGAGTTCTTCAATATTTAGATATTTGTTGACCACTGAATCAATAGTGTTTTTAGGCTTCTCTTGAATTTCCTTAACACCGTAGTCGGCTTGATCTTGCATGTCTTTCAAGAGGTTCTTTTTACGGCTATTCTTAACTTTATCCATAGCTTTAGTAGTGCCAGATAGATCAATACCTTTTTCAATTTCACCTAGATCCTGCGCGGCTTTTTCAGGAGTCACGCCGAACGTTTCTGCATATTCTTTTGCCTGTAAAGATGGTTCGCTTTGAATCGTGCGAGCCAATCCAGCCTTATCATTCTTGATACGAACTGTGTCAACCCTACCAGCACGAGGTTTTGTTTCTTTAAGAATGAAGCCTTTGGGTTTATTGTTTTTAGTAGGCTTTAAATTAGCCTGTTCTAAATCAGCTTCGAACGGAGACTTTGGTACAGAGGGTTGAGAGGTTGGGGTGAGGTCTTTCTTACCACCTGGAAGCCCGACGTAGCCACCCTGGTTTTTATCAATCGAGGTAGGATTGCGCTTTAGATTATCTTCTGCCATGAGATCCTGTAACGCCTGTTGTCTTTGACCATTTTTGTAGAATCTAGGCTGTATACCTTCAGAATTGAGCTGTTTGACTATTGCTTCCCTTTGTGCCTTTGGTAATCCCTCTGGTATTAAAGCGTTCTCAAATTCGCTTAACTTAACTGCTCTGCTTGTAGTAGGCTGTTTTACGTTGGCTTCATCAAGCGGAGTTGCGCTAACTAGTTTAGTAGTAGGCTGTTTACCAAAACCTTCCTGAGTTAGGCGTTGATCGAATACATTGGCTAGTTTCTTAGGATCGCTTGGCATGTCTAAACCATACCGTTCAGCTATATGTGAAGCGTCTAACTCTAAGTTGAAAGCTGTATTAGAATCTGGTTTATAAGTGCCTCGTTGCATGTCTATAAAATCAGACATTATATTTTTATCTTCAGGGTGTATCTTCTTCGGAGTCCGACCTACTTGAACGAAACCATCTTGATTAAGCGGCTTAAGGCCTAGAGAATTAGTAGGCTGTTTTATGTTAACTTCATCAAGCGGAGTTGCGTTAACTAGTCCAGTAGTAACCTTTTTACCTGAACGAGTGATACGACCTATAGCTGGGCCTATATTAGCCATAAGACCACCAGTAGCAGCCGACATAAAAGTTTGCTCTGGGCTAAAGTGATCTCTAGTAATTTGTTGCTCTAATACGTCTTGAGCACCACCCTCTATAGCACCAGCAGTAAAACGCATACCGGTTCGTGCAGCAGCGTTCGGCGCTTTACTTAATAAGTTAGCAGTAAGACCTGCGCCTTTAGTGAGTGGCATAATTTCAAGTCCTGCCTGTCCAGCAGTTGCTAGTGTTCGCTTGGTAATATCTTTAGCGCCAAGAGTGTTAAACTGTTCAGGGTTGTCAAAGATTGTACCTTGTCCAAGTGCGCCGCTATCTGCTTGGTAGGCTTTTTGCTTAAAGCGTTGGTTGGCTTCGTTAATAGCTTTATAGGCTTTATTATTACCAGTAGCCTGTGCGCCGTACATTAAAGCGGTATCAGCGGTTTCACGTAATGCTGCTTTAAAAGTATTATCCATACGAGCAGTACCACCCGCAAGTGCAGCACCTATGTTTTGATAAGGACGCTTATTACCTTGTGCAATTTGTTGATCTCTGTATGATTGGTTAAGTTTAGGAGCTTCCGGCTTTGCTAATATTTTATAAGATGTTTGATTATTAGCCAGCGCATCTCTTCTAGATTTTTCGTTAGTTCGAGAAACTTCTTCTAGTCCCCTCCGACGTTCTTGCAAAGCTTCTTGATTACGTTTCCAGTAGTCTTGAGGAGTGTTTGCATCAAGAACATCTCTACCTCGATTTATAACTGCACCCAAACCACTACCATAGCTAGGCATAGGACCTTTAGGATTGTTGTTGTTTGCAGCAGGGCGTGTTTGAGCCGGTGAAGGCGCTTGTCGTTGCGCTCTCACCGTCTTTGCTGTTTTACCCTTATCAAACGGGTTGATTTGGGCAGTGGCTTCTTCAAACCAGTTGCGGAGACTAAAGCCCATTTAGTTTCCTAAAATCCTAGAAATTTACGTGGATTGTCATCATAAAACGGTCCTTGGTGTTGTGGCATGTTCTCCAATTGCCAACTTGGAAGTTGCCCCTGTTGAACCATACGATTACCCTCTATAGCACCAGCACCAAAACGCATACCGGTACGATTTGTCATGCGATTGTCTACTGTTTCTTGTTGTGGTGCAACTACGGTACTAGCTATACGGCTCAGTGGTCTTTGCATCTGTTGAACCATACGATTTGTCATGCGATTGTCTACTGTTTCTTGTTGTGGTGCAACTGCGGTACTAGCTATTTGTGGTGCAACTGCGGTACCAGTTATACGGCTCAGTGGTCTTTGCATCTGCTGTAGTCTTTGCAACTGCTGTGGTCTTTGCGGTTGCGGGTTGTTAAATGTCTTGCCCCCATCAAACATGTTCATTTGGTCAAATAATTGTCGTAAAAAGCCCATTAGTATAGTTCCTCTTCTTCGTTAGTACGTGGTCTGTACGGTGCGTAAGGGTCTTCAGTTCCTGCTGTTTCGTTAGATTGTATAGCTGCACGATCCACCATGTAGTCGCGTAAATTCACCTGTTGAGGTTTAACCGCGTCCACCTTGAACGGGTTACGGTATTTGTCGTAAAGACTGTCGATACTTTGTCGGCGACCATCAGCACGGTTAGTGTATTTAGACATAGCTGATTTAGCTTCTGAATAACCACCACCACGTGTAAGTGCTTTTTGTCGAGCGATCTCGGCTAATGATTGATCTACTCCACGGCGTTCATCTTGAATACCTTGTTTGAGTTTCATTTCACCACTACGTTTTTGTCGGGTTAAATCTTCAAGTAATGACGCGAAGTCTTTTGTAGCACGTTTCTCACCAAGTTCTAAGCCTCGGAAGTTAGCACCGTAGTCTTCTAGCACATCAGTTCGGTTTCCCGATGCTTCACGGGCAACAGCTCCGGGAGCTGTAGTCTGATAAGCAGAAGAGTCTGAACCAGATGCCATGCCTAAGCGTCGGCGTAAACTTTCAGCTAATGTACGAGCACTAGTGTTGACTTTGTCTAAAGCACCATCTTTGCCACGGATAGTGTCTTCACGCTGTATACCGTAGTTTTCTAATGCACGAGTACGCCCTTGATTAGCGCCATCCTTCTGTTGATTATAGCTATCTGTTAAACCTTCAAGGCCACGGCGAAGGGTTTGGTTAATATAGCCGTATTCATCACCATATTGACTAGCCTGATCATCTAACCAACGTAGTTGGTCTGCATCTACTGCTGAAGCGCTATTTGTGCCATCGCCAGCATTGTAGCTGTTTTGTGTAGATTTATTAGATTTATTAGATTTATTAGATTTATTGTTAGATGGTTGTGTAGTTGTGCTTGTATCTTTCCCGTCATATGGAGAACGAACTCCAGGGTCTGGAAGTTCACTGATCTGCATTTGCCCTGGTCTGTTGCTGTTTGTGATTTTATCAAAAATATCGTAATCTCTACCCGTTGCTATTTGTTTAAAAGCATTAACTGGGCTAAACCCGCCCGGTAATCTCATACTCATGTGTTTCCCCTTAATCGTCAATTTTTGTATTTAAAATAAAGACAGATAATAAAATTGATATTTACTATCCATTTATTCTACAATGAGGTTAAAATGGGAGGCCATAATAGGGTTTCTCTGCACCGCGTTCCATAGTAGGGTATACGTTGTTACCTCTTATTATACCACAAAGAATGTTACGTTTCTATCTTCTCGGCCACTCTAGGTGATGTATGCGTAGGCAAACCCAGCAGTCGAAGCTGTTAAAGCGGTAGCGGTTGCGCCAACAGTGAACGGAGTTGTTTGGGCAGTATTAGAAGTACCTATAAGTATCGGAGCTATGTTTCCTGGCTGGCTAGAAGCGTTAACTACACCACCCAGAGTTGGAACTGTACTGGCGTTGACCATTATGCCGATGTAGTAAAATCCGTCTGTCGGCACTACATAAGGCGTGGTCAGGTTCAGGGATTTAACGCTAGAGCTACCCCAAGCGGTACTCGTATCATCATTGGTAACTGCTAGACAAACCCTGTTAGAGTCGAACAATCCGAACCACTGGTTAGTGCCGGTAACCAATGCGGTAGTTCGACTCAAGAAGTTTATCGTGGTCGCCGTTGTACCAGCTCTGAGTGAAACAGCCTGCAGTAAAAGAGTGCCAGAGGTAAGCAGTGCGATGTTGCTAATAGTAAACGTGCCTCTTGGTACTGTTTGAGTTATAGCACCTGCTGGCGCTAAGTCCATCATGCTAGGTTGTGCTGTTTGCATCTGTAGCCAGCCTGTGTTGCCTGTGCCAGTTCGCTTAACATATATTCGCCCATTAGTAGTGTCTTGACAGGTGGCGCCGACTGGTGCGCTTACAACGCCCTCTGGTGTACCAGCATTGCGCCTTAACAGATTAGTAGTTAGGTTTGAGTATGAGCTAGATGTAGCGCCGTATAAAGTTAGCTCGTTAGCGGCACTACGAGAGAGGACAGTATCGTGAGACGAAGCCCCACCAGCTCCAAACCCTATAGATATACCTGCGTTCCAACCAAGCGAGGCCGAAGCCTGGCTATTTGCAATCAATAGCTGACCACTTGCGTCTGCCGAGTTATTATAGACTGCGAAGAGTGGCGCCGTTCCATAAGTGATAGCTACAATCGAGCCTGATGCACCCTGGTCTAGGAATAGCGGGGGAGCTATCTGATACCAAGATGTTCCGTCACAAGTTAAAGTCAGGTTTGTGCCAGCTATAGTAGCCAAAGTGCTTTTCATGGACAGGCCTGCTCCAGTAGACATCTGCAATGCGCCAGTAAATCGTAGTTGGACAGTTCGTCCATGATCTAACGGAGAAATTGTCATAGCTGTAATATTTGTCGTGCCTGTTATCTGGAATGTTTTGCCATAAGCAGGTAGCGTCAATGTTGCTGCCGAAGCTACAGTTGTAGCTGAACGTCCTACCACTTTAAGCGTTGCGTCAGGTGCTAGGTTGTCAGGGTCTATAAAGAAAGTATTCTGCCAGTTACTCATGACGTATGCACCAGAAGTAGGATTGCCGTCTACTCGGTTGCCTTTTAGGTATAGTTTAGTGATGAATCCTGCCCAAGTAGCACCGTCCGCCGCGGAGTCAATACCATGAGTTCTTGGGCTTATTATCCAGTTATTAAGTAGAACTAAATCGTTGCTGTTGTTTATGAATATACCCTTATCACATTTATCAAGGCGGTTTCCAGAGACAAATGTTCGGTCTGAGCCATTGTATATACTTATACCAACACTGGCGCCATCAACTCTACAGTTTATTATTGAGCAGTCCGGACCGCGTATCTGAAAGCCCATCCCTGAGCCAGCTATCAAAGCACCAGTCCTGATGCTTGCTTCTGGTGTAGGGTTCTGGTTCGTAACAGTACAGTTTAAGAATGTAAAGTGGGTAGCGCCTGGGTGCATATCGTAAGGCGCAGCTGAACAATCCCTGGCTATACAGTTTGAAACAACCACAAACTGAGGACCAACAGTATCTATTGGTTGAGTAGTCGTTACTAAGTGCCTACCTTGATACATAGTACATTGGTCAATAAGGACGTGGCTTGTTCCAGTCCTAAGTAAAATCAAGTAAGGAGTGACGCCAGCATCATCGTTTGTGTTCATGAAGTCTATATTTAATAGCTTGGCGTTTATACATGTCTGCAAGGTAAAGCCGCTAGAGTCATAGTCTATAGTTCTACAGTTTTTAATAACTATATTTTGCATCGCTACTAAATAAGCAATCGAGCCACCGTTGAGTTGGCAGCTTGGCGTAGGGTTTACAAAATCAATATCTCTTATGAAAACACCATCACCCATGCGTTGAGGGTTGACACTTGTTCCAGTTGTATAGCTATTTGCTAGCATACCCCTAAAAGTTAGCTGTGTTGCGCTATCAACAGACTGCACGCAAGCCATTTCACCAACTATAGAGGCTTGTGAGCGGGTGGTATTTCCATAAATAAGTTGGGTTGAGTCAGCTATATAAACCCACATTCCGACTGAGCAGTTGGCTGTAGTGCCTACTGTAATCTGAGTAACACCAGCAGCCGATGGAGCGCTCATTGTGGTGATTGTCGGCCCTTGTCCGTTTAAGAATATAAGGTTAGTAGCGCCATCGTCATAGAAGCGAAGTATTTTTGTTTGACCTTTTCCATCACCCCTGATACTAAAGCCTGGTGGATATGGTGTAGTCTCGTTAAGGATTCCACCAGTAACCGCATAAGTTCCGCTTGGTATGTACATTGTCGTTTGAACTGCCCTAGCTGCTATAAGGGCATTTGTAAACGCTGTAGTGTTATCAGTACCGTATGAGGCAGGACGGCTTGCCACATCGACACCTGAGCTGTTAGGTAGTGCCAAAGTAACTGTAGTTCCGTTTACATAAGTTGCAATTGTAGTACGCAAATTTACTTTAGACGCGCCAGCTAATCCGACGATGACAGCCTTACCAACATCAGCCGATGTGAAACTTGCGGTAGGTGAAGTCAACGTAGTAGAGGCACTAACCATGCTTGCATCTGTTAGCAATATAGCATCGTCGACTGCGCCATAATTCCTAACATCTATCTCTTTTCCCTTAAACTTCCAAGACACGCCTGTGGGTGTAGTTGAGTCAGCAACTATTATTTGTCCGTCAGAACCTACACTAAGTCGATCTGGCAAGCTTGCGCCTGTAGCAACGTATATATCACCTTTTGTCGTTAGCGTAGATTTCATGGTCGCGCCGGCAGCATTTGAAGCGCTACCACCAGAACTTATAACTTTAGTCGCGGCTAGTTGAGGTAATCCCGTGAGTGGGTTGATTCCTATGCTCATGCTTTTTTACCACCTATAAGGTTGTCAGAATTATCATAGGTGTAGTTAATACGCGCAACCTTTTTGCCTTTATTGTAATAAATTATGGCTTCTACTCTAGGGTCTTCATCATCAGTATCAAAATCATCATAGACAAGTTTAAACTGATCAAACTTCTCACAAATTAGAGTATTTGTCTGTTCGGTTTTAATACTGTCTGGTACTTTGTTGTTCTTGACGGCTTTAGTAACTTCCTCTAAACCTTTCTTAATAGGTGATAAGTCGGTCTTCTCCACATTGACTACAGGTGCAGGAACATTAACTACTGGTGATTTCACTTCTACTTTAGGTGCTTCTACGTGTAACTTCTGGCCTTTGATAGCTTTTAGCACATCCGACATTGGGCCTTTTAACTCATCAAGATTAGAGACTTTAACTGTATCCCGTTGTTGTAAAAACTTTGGAATCTGCTTAAGGTCGTTAACTGGTATTGTTTCTAGCTGTTTTTGTAAAGTGTCTAAGCCTGATCGTAGTACATGTAGGTCATTCTTATTTGTTTTAAACTCATCCTCATGGCTTTCAAGTGCTTTGAATATCTGGCCGATGGCTTGTGCTTTAGTTGTGTCACCTTCAAGTGCTTGTACCATAGATTGAAAAGCATCGAAGATAACCTTTTGATTAAAAGTGTTTGATTGCTGTTGTTCACTACGATGTTTGTTTTCCATCTCGCTGCGTGAACGTTCTTGATTAGCTGATTTAATTCGTTCTATTATATCGCTCATGTTGTTACTCCATATCTTGATGTCCAGTTCTTAAATTTTCCCCAGTTTGCATGGACGGTTATATCTCCTGAGTAAATGCCAACAAAAGCTAAGTTAAACGTTGCTGAAGCAGCATTACCACCAGTACCACCAATTGTTATACCGGGTAAGGATAGAGTGCCTAATGTGCCTGTTTTTGTAAGATCATCTTGTAACAAGATACTGTTTGCACCTTGAAACACCCCACCGAATATGTGGGCGTTACCATCAGTAGCAGGAGTTACCATACTTATAGCAGTAGCGGAGTTATATATCTGTGTTGAGCTAGGAGCTGTTCCTTGCTTACGTAGTAATATTATTGACGCATCGTCAGCGCCTATAAGGACGTCTGTGGACGTATCAGGACTTACCCAATTACCAACCACTATTATTGTGTAAGGAACGGCCAGCGTACCAAAAGTAGCGTTAGCGCAAACCATACAATCAGTTGAATACTCTAGTGCCGGCCGACTATTTAGTGCAGCAACACTTGCTCTATAGGTTGGTCGACTAGCCGGAGTTCCTTGTGTTGCATGGCGTATGTTGCCTGAGTTGTCATCCCACTGAGCCGTTGTCGTAGCATCCACGAATGGCGTAGTTTGAGTACCCTCCGCATAGTAAGAGGCGTACCACGTAATATCTGTTAGTGGGTCAAAGGGAGCGGATACTACACCCTTACCAGCGCCAGTCGATAATAAACTCATGTTAGTTCTTATATAGAACGTTAATTACGATTTCATTTACGCCTGGAGCGCCAGTGTCACTATCTGCAACTCCGGTGGTAGCAGCTACAGTGATTGCCGTATCAAATACGATCCCTCCCTGAAACTCTACGTTTGCGGCCTGATCACCCTCTAGTGGGATTGTCAGAATAGGTGTGGTTGTACCAACAGTTACGTTTGTATTAGTAGCATTGTAAAACTTTATATAGCGAGTTGATGCAGCAAGGTTACTAATAAACCAGCCGTGTACACTACCAGCAGTTGCGCTGATTTGTTCTTCCGATTCGTCGAGATCTAGTGAACGAAATATCTTGTATGCAAATGTTGCGAGCATTGTGTTTCCTTTCTTTAATTTATGGTGGTGGTCTATTCTGCCGTTACAGTCATGCCTATTGGCCCTGCAATCAGTGGCGTTAGACCACTTAGTTTATTGTTAAGTTGCTGCGAAGATTCCGCTTTGTGCAGTCATCAACCAGTTAGTACTGTCAGCTATGAGAGTGATTGTGTCACCTACAACTGCTGTACCTTGAGTGTTGGTTAATGTAGTACCTGAGATAGCTGTACCTGTCGCACTAGTCTTAGCTTTGATAGTTCCACCTGTGACAGTGAATCCAGCCGTGGTGCTTGCTACTACAAAGGTGTAAGTCAAACCAGCGACGTTAGTTGGTAGTGTCCATGAAGGAGTACCACTAGTCGAACGGTTAATGTTTACGCTACCTGAGTTAGCCGCAGTTAGTACAACTGTTGCGCCTACTAAAGCGTTCTGTGTTACAACACGAGATGTTCCACCTGTAGTGGTCAACGTACCTGAAACGGTAGTTGCACCACTAAATGTGTTTGTTCCACTAAATGTGTTGTTTCCGATAAGGGTGTTGTCCCCTTGTCTTATGAATTTTGGCATGTTATTTTACTTTCCTTGTTATTTGAGAGAGCCTATGTTGTCGCAGAGTTCTGGTCATTGACTACTCTGTCGTGACGGTATAGGCGGATTTCAATTGTTAATGTTTAGGCTTCTGTTGAAGTTACACCACGTATTGCTGAAACTACCCAGGCTGTTGAGTTACCACCGACTAGGGTGACATAACTTCCGATTGGCTGATTAGTGAATACGAGGTCTTTGTTGTCTACGCCCGCTAGGTCTACACCCTTGATGCCGTCAGCGGCAGCAGGGCTTATGGTTAGAACTTGTGGGTTAGCACCGACTCTTAGAGTCAGTGTTTCACCAGCTGCTACTGCGTGTAGGGTTACTACACAAGTTGCGCCAGTAAAGTTTATAACCTTACCACTGTCGTTTAGGTCTGTTGTTAGTGTTGCTGCACTGATGTCTTCTTTGGTTTGGTAACCGAAGTCACCAATGTTTACACCTGCTGTGTCAATTGCCATTGTTATTTACCTTTCTTGACTACATTAGATTGCACTGGTTCAGCGCTCTCTAATTTAGCCTTTTGATATTGTTGTTCTTCAAGCTGCTCATTAAAGCGTCGAGTCTGAATGCGAACTGCATCATCCTCCACTTCCTGAAGGTGTTTAGATTTCTGTGGTACTGGAGGCATGATTGTCCTTACTTATTTAGTTTACTTACTTATAGTACCTTAGTTCTGCTGCCTTTCGAGCCTCTATAGCTTTACTCAAGTCTTTGTAGTAGCCGAGGTGCAGCCTGGTCTTCTCTATAACAATGTCTACTTTGTATTTCTTGTTACGAGTGGCCCAGCATACTCCACGCACACCAGTCTTATTCGTTGAAGGAGTACGGCGGTTATTGGCTTGTTGGGTTCTAGTAGCCCATCGACAATTGTCTGGAGAGTATTCTCCGTCGTTGTCTTTACGGTCTAGCGTCCACCCTTTCGGGCGTCTACCCATATCTTCTATGAAGTTGTGAAAACCAGTTTCACCGAGCCAACGGTCACAAACCCTTATGCCTCTTGCACCCCAATCGGGGTAGTTGTCGCACGTTGGGTTGTAACAACGTTGTTTCATATTCTGATAGGTCTGCCATAACACGTGCTTAGTACGTCCATCTCTGTTTACAAGAGCAATGTTAGGGTCTCCATGCTTTGCCTTACGTTGGTAATGCATTGCACAGTAATCCTTGGCATAGTATTTCTTCTGGCAGTTATCGACGGTGCATGCTATCATATATGTATATGATAGCAATTACGTCACAAATTGTAAAGGTACTACCTCAATTAACTCGTTTTATGGATAGCCAATGAGAAGATCTTGTTCAGGTCAAAGAAAGCATCGTAGCGTATCCTGTATTCAATTAAGTAACCGCTTACGCCTGGTGGGTTTTTGTGAACTTGATAGTCTTTTAGCTTTTCTGGTGCACATAGAGCGCTAGGGTGCGTGATAATTAAATCAGTTGCACTTGGCATACGACCACTAGGAACAACAACGATTTTACAACCGTCAACCATTCCAAGGTCTCCACTGTCTAATTTGCCCTGGCCTTTATCACTATCTAATACGAATCCACCCTGTTTAAGGAGATTGTAGTAAGAAGCGGTCATCAATGCAACTCGTCCGTCTTCAGGAGCTTCGTTGTTTGTTGAGTCAGCTTGCAAAGTTAAGAAGTTAGTGTAAGCGTTTGCGGCAGTAGTAGCGCCAGCTGTAACAATGTTGTTACGAGCTGTGATTGTGCCGTAGTTTCCACCGTTAGTCAAAGCACCAGCAGTTGCTAGTGTTGCTAGTCGGAATGTGTCAACTTCCATTATCTTCGGTATAAGTCGTTAGCCTATACCCGTTCTCTTTTGAACTGCTAACAGTTGTCCTGCTAGATGAGACCATATCTTCATCTGCTTTATGCAGAGTCATCCACTTCCACTCACTTGAGTGTAC